TCCTCTATAGGAGCATTTGCGTCTATTGCAGCCTGCCTTTTATTTTCAGCTTCAGTTATAAGTTGAGTTTTTAAAGCTCTATCTGCGTTAGGATCAAATATATCATCTACACTGTCGCCTAAGTAAGGGTTAGTTACAAACGCTAAATTTCTATCTACTCCTGCTTCTTGTTTAACTCTAAAATTAAATCCTTTTTCTAAGTTATCTAAAGTACCAAGTGAAATACCTCGTGTTTCTAACTGATTAAAAGCACCTGTATCTAAATCCCTAACGTTAGAACCATCATCTGTCATTCCAGTAGTACGAATTTCTCCTGTTTCAGGATCTACGGTATTTACATCAGGTCGTATAAGTATTTCGCCTGTTTCAGGGTCTTTATACAAAGTGCTAGTAGGTGAAAAGTACTTTCCGTTTCCCAAAAGACCGCGAGAAAAATCTGTATTGTTTTGAAAACTAGCAAGTCCTTCTATCCCACGTACTTTAAGAATATCGGAAGCTGTAATAGTTTCATCTAAAGGGTTATTCTTTCGAGTTTTTTCATAGTTTCTATAATATTTTTCAAAATTATCTTTAGCTTTTTTTGCATCTCCATCAGCTTCAAAAAGAAAATACGAAGGTACTTCTCCCCTTTCAAATTTATCCTCAATCTCTACTCTGTATTTTTTCTTCTCCAAAGTTAATTCGTTATTTATTTTTTGCGCTCTGTTTATATCTTGTTCTTGTGCAAACTCAAGTTCTTTTACTGTATCTTTTTGACGAGGAGCAGAAGCAACTATAGCTTTTTGTATGTTTGACCCTAAAGTATCTAAAAATCCCATATCTTACACCTATATAAATGAAGCTAACGCACTGCCTAGTTTACCAAGAAAACCTGCAGTTTGTTGTTTATAAGCAGCTCTATCATTTTGAAAAGCTTGTTGTCTAGCTGCTGCGTTTTGTGCGGCTGACCCTAAACCCCTCATAGAACTACGGTTAACGCCTTGCCCAATATTAATTAAATTACCTAACATAAACCTGTTTGCATCACGTTGAGCCAAACGAGCATTATTCAAACCACCTGCAAGGTTTAAAGCGCCTCCTAGCTGTAACATTTTTTCTGCTTCTTGACGTTCAGCTGCAGTTTGCTGGTATCCATAACGTTCTCTGTTACGTTGTGCAATACCTCTAGCTAACTCAGTTTGTTGAGGAATATCTTCCATAGCAGCATCTACTAACTCAGTGCTGTCTCTATCAATCATTTCAGTGCTATCAGTTTCGTCTAATAGTCTTCTTTCAAAATCTCTAAAATTACGTATATAACGTTCATGTGCTCCTTCTGCAACGGAAGCGAATGTAGCATCAGGGTCAGAAACTATAGGGAGTTCATCTGCACTGTAATTACTATAAGTATTAGGAAATTGTAAAGTACCTATGCTTCTACTTCCAGGTACAGGTTTTTCCGCTTCTTGCTGTCGAATAGCGTCTCTACGTTCTTGTTTTTTAAGACGCCTAGCTAATCTGTCTGCTCCTGGGCCCTTTTGGGGAACTCCAGAATCCCTCATTTCTCTTTCTTCTCTATATGCCATTAGTTTTTACTCAAATATCTACGACTAGGGTCAAATACAAAATTAGGGTCTGATGCCATAAGGTTAGGCGGTTGATTGTTATACCTACCAAACAAATTAAACTGTTGTTTATACTGCCTTGGCACTTCTGAAGTATCTGACATTATATTAGGATTTTCCGAAGTAAAGAAATCTCCTGTAG